TACCGATCGAAGTGCTGCACGGCCCGTCACCATCACAGGTGCTCAGCACCAAGCTGGACGATATCGGCGCCGATGCTCAGCGCAAACTCGAACCCGAGATTGAACGCCAACTGAGGCGCATCAACCTATGACCAACCCCATCAAGCAGGCGCACCAGGCAATGGTCCAGCGCCTCGGGCAGATCATGCCCGCCAACGGCTACCTCACCGATGCTGGTACCCGGATCCGCGAAGGCTGGCTCAGCGAGCTGCTGCAGGCGCCTGACCTGGTGTTCCCCTTTATCGCCCTGCAACCCGGCCTGTACGTACCGGGCACCTGGGGGCCTGGCGCAACGGCTACGCGCGTGGGGCGCCGGGTGGTTGGGGCGGTCAACGGCGCCGCGGACAACTACCTCGAGCAGCTCGAAGAGCTGTACTGCGACCTCGTCGCCTGCCTGCAGGTGGCCGAGGGCGTACCCAACCCCTGGGGCCGGCCTGGGCCGTACCAGGTCACGCTGGAGCCCGGCCAGATGTTCCCGCCGGGTGACGGGCTCAACGCTGGCACGGTGCTCATGCCGCTCCAGCTTCACATCATCATTCAGCAGAACGGAGCATGACCCATGACCAGCAAGACCGCTGCCGATCAGGCAGCCGCTGCGCAGGCCGACAAGCCCAAGCGCGAGTTTGTTGAGGTCTCCCTCAGCAAGCCCCATACCCACGCCGGAAAACCCTGCCAGGCAAAGGACAAAATCAAGGTGACGGCTGCCCAGAGAGAGTGGCTCATTCGTCAGGGCAAGATCGAAGGCCAGGAGGTGAGCAATGGCTGATATCCGTGGTGCCTTCCTCGGCGTAGGCAAGCTCTACCTCGAAGACCTGGACGAGCCCAAGGGCCTGATCTTCATCGGCAACGTCAGCTCGCTCACCTACGAGGCGACCCCGCAGGAAATCGAGGAGCAGGACTACACCAGTCCCGGCGGTGGTCTGGATGCCTCGGTGCAGCGCATCAGCTCGCTGAACGTCAATTACAACGCCCGCCACTTCAAGAAGGACAACATGGCGCGCGCCTTGTACGGCAGCGCGGCGGACGTGGAAGCGGGCACGGTAACTGGTGAAGAGCACAAGGCCTACCCGGGTGCGTTGCTCCTGTTGGGTAACCCTGGCGCTACCAGCGTAGTGGTCACCCCGGCCGCCGGCGGTACCGCTCTGGTTCTGGACACCGATTACACCCTCGACCCTGCTGGCTTCCCGGTCATTACCGAGGGCGGCGCCGTCCCCGCTGCCGGCATGAATGTCGAGGTTGACTATGCGTTCGCCAAGCACGCCACCATCCAGGCTCTGGTCAAGTCCGGCAAGCGCTTCCGCCAGGTGTTCGTCGGCCTCAACGAGGCGCGCAGCGGCAAGCCGGTGGTTATCGAAGTGTTCCGCGTGAACCACTCGCCGGCCACGCTCGGCTTCATCGGCGACGAGTTCCAGGGTATGGAGTTCACCGCCAAGGTCGAGAAGGACCCCACCAAGGTCGGTACCGGCCTTTCGCAGTACATGGTGATCAAGGACGTGGAGTGATGCGGTGGGCCAAGGATGGCCCGACTTTCCAGCAGGTGGTAGATTCACGGCATTGAATGGGAGGGAACCACGTGAAATGCCCGAAGTGTCACTACGAACCTACAATGACTGAGCAGCAGGGAAGCCCTAGCGACTGCGTGAAATGTGGCGTCAATTACGAAGGGCATGCTCGGCACGTCGAGAATCAGCGACAGGCGCGTGAAGCCCAGGCACATGCGCTTGCAAATGCCGCGGCGCCGCACGTAAAGAAAATGGTGGCCGACAATCGAGGCGCCCAGCCGGTTGTCATCATCGATGCTCAGATGAGCTTTAACTCAATGGTGTGGTTCATGGTGAAGTGGGCAATTGCTGCGATTCCTGCACTCGTGATCCTTATTTTGATCAGCTTCTTTCTCATCGCATTTCTGGGCGGTATGGCCGGTCTTGGCCGGTAGCACCTCAGAAACCACAAACCCGCTTCGGCGGGTTTTTTATTGACTGGAGAAAAGCATGAGCGACCTGGCAATTCGTGAAGTAATCATTATCGGCAACGATGACCCGCCCCGTGAGGTGGTCGTCCGGGAGTTGACGCCAGCCCTGTTGCGCAAGTTGTTGGTGAGTAGCTCTCTGGCAAGCGTACCCACTGATGAAGAGGGCATTGCCCGTATGCAGATAGACGCTTGGCTGTTCGAGGAATGCCGCCTGTCCGATCTTGCCGCATTCACTGACCTGACCATCGAACAGATCGAGGCGTTGCCCCCGAGCCAGCTAAAGGTGATCAAGAGAAAGGTTAAGGATCTGAACCCGGATTTTTTCAGCGCTCTGGGGCGGATGGCAGCAGCCCGGAGCGGGCACTGAAAAACCTCGAATACTGCCTAGCCGTTCTCGGTCGATTAGGCCACAGCAATGCGATCGCCTATCCGTGGTCGCTGTTCAAGCAGTGCCTGGAGAAGTGATCCATGTCTGATGTCGAGTTGAGGCTGGTTGCCGACGTTGATGAGGCCACGAGCGGCATCAAGTCGTTCTCGAAGGAATACCGGGAGCTGGTCAAGGAAGTATCCAAGCCTCTCAAACAACTCAACGCGTTCAGGGATTTAGAGCAGAATCTCGAATCGGCTGAACGGCGTACTAAAACTGCTCGCGAGCGCGTGCGGGAGCTGGGCAACGAGCTCGCCGCGTCGGCTACACCAACTCGCGCTCTCACTGCTTCATATCGTGATGCCGTAGCGGAACTGCGCCGCCTGGAGAAGGCTGAGTCAGCTGCTGGAAAGCAGCTTGCCGCTCGCCGGCGCGAACTGCAGGCGGCAGGCGTTGATACCCGTAATCTTGCGGCAGAGCAGAAAAGGCTTCAGGACGAATTGGTAAGCCGCATGGCCCAAGGCCGCGCCGATGCCGCCCAGCAGGCCGCGCTGGATCGCCTTGGTGTGAGCCGCGTGCGTGAGCTGCGCGCCCAGCTGGTTCAGCTCCGCGGCGACTATGACCGGCTGAATGCGTCAGCCAGGATCTCGGCCACCGAGCGGATCGCTCTGGAGAAGCGCTACCAGCAACAGCTGACCCAAACGCGCGCCGAGCTGCGTACGCTCACGACCGAGCAGGCAGGCGGTGGTGCTGCTGGTGGCGGCGGTATGGCCGTCATCGCTGGCCGCGCTGCCGGCGTACTGGGCGCTGCCTACGCCGGTAAGCAGCTGCTGAGCACGTACACGTCCATCACCGACCGCGTCGGCGAGATGAATGACCGGCTGCTTAATGCGGTGGGCACTCAAGAGAAATTCGCTTTCGCGACCGATCGCCTTCGCGATATCTCGAACCGCACCTACACGGACATGGCGTCGAACGCTGACCTTTTCATCGGCTCGTTCCAGCCGCTGCAGGAAGCCGGCTTCGATATGCGGCAGATTCTCGACCTGACCGAGGCCCTGGGCCTCGGGTTGGTGGCCAGCGCCGCGAAAGGTGACCGCGCGCGGCAGGTGATCGAGAACTTCAACAAGGCCATGCAGATGGGCGTGCTGCGCGGCGACGAGTTCAACTCCGTCATCCAGGTGGCGCCTGAGTTGGCTAACGCCCTGGCTGCAGGGCTCGGCAAAACCCGGCAGGAACTGCTGGAGATGGCCAAGGCCGGCGAGCTGACGTCGCAACGTGTGATACCCGCCCTGATCAGCCAAATGCCGCAGCTCGGCCAGAAGGTCGACGACATGCGAGTGACCGTCGGTGACGGGGCGCTGCGCGTGAGCAACGCGTTCGACAACATGGTCAGCAACTTCGATGACTATATCGGCCTGTCGGAAGCCTTCGCCGAGTCGCTGAAAGATCTCGCCGAGCAGATGAACGTTCTGGCCGATGGCAATATCGCGGCTGGCAGTGTCGGGATCATCGGTGAACTGCTTTCATGGAGCCCGACAGGCATGGCGGCGGAATGGGCCGGATTCAGCGAGACACTGAGCAAGGCTTTCGCCAAGGTGGTAGGCGGCGCCGAAGGCGTGGTCGATGCACAGAGCAAGCTCGAACTGCAGTTGTCCCTTGAGGACAACGCCGCCCTGGATCGCAACGTGCGCCGCCTCGCGGAAGAGCAGCGCCACGCTGCAGAAATGCGCGGGCTGAAATTCGACGAGGTGGAGTCGTTGAAAGCCTGGGCCCGGACAATGGGCACCACCTACGAGGCGTTTATCGCGCGGGAGACCGAGCGCAACCGTCTGCGCGAGGCTGGTGAGCAGAGCCACCAGCAGCGAATGAAGAGCGTTCGTTCCTCGGCCCTGGCCGACATCCAGAAGGACATCGACGCGCAGCAGAAGCTGCTCGAGGCCGGGAACAAGAAGGTCAAGGAGGGCAGGGACAAGCAGCTCGCGATCGAGAAGGAATTTAACCAGCTCATCGCGGATGTTCGAAGCGGAGGCGCTTCTGGTGGTGATCCGACCTTTAGTGATGTGCAGGTCGCGCAGAGCGCAGCCAGCCAGGCGCTCCGCGCCAAGGATTACGAAGGGGCAATCAACGAGGCGCGCCGTGCTGGTGAGATCCTCAAGCAGCTGCAGAGCAGCGGGGCTAATACCTACGGTTTCGCTGGCATCGCCAAGCAGATCGCTGACATCGCGAGGGAGGCTGCAGCGCTCGAGCAGCGTGACGTGGAGGGCGAGGTGAAGGCCGTTGAAGGCCGCATGCAGGAGCTGATCAAGCTGGCCGAGGCGGTAAAGGTTGTCAGCATCGACGTCGAGCTCGACCCGGCCAACATCGAAACGGTGCGGGCGCAGTTCATGCAACTGGCCAAGGATCTGGCGAAGGCGATGGTGATCGTGCCTACGGTACTTGGCCCGGACGGCAAGCCAGTGACCGCCGATAACAGTCAGCCGCCGGTTCCCGCGTTCGCCACCGGCGGCATCATCCGTGGCCCAGGCACTGGGACCAGCGACAGCATCGTGGCCAGGCTTTCGAACGGTGAGGGCGTGCTGAACGCCCGGGCGGTGCGGCACTTCGGCCCGGACTTCGTGCACCAGCTGAACCGGCTGCAGATGCCGGCGTTCGCCGAGGGCGGCGTGTTCCGCGCACCGCCGATCAGCGCGCCGAGCATTCCGCAGCCCAGCCAGGCGCTGCTCGATCGCGCAGCCGGCCCAGAGCCACTGGGCTCGCTGGATCTGAATCTGGGCGGTGAAACTACCACGGTTATGGTTACCCAGGGGCAGCGCGACAACCTCCATCGGCTTGCAATGAAATTTGCCGGGCCGAAGCGAATTTAGCTGGCTACTATCTAGTGGCCATTTAACATTCATAGGATGCGGTATGAGCGATAACGGAAATAGCTTCAATGATGCGCCAATCAAGGGGATGGACTGGCTAATCCAGAACATGATCAAAGTAGCCGAGGCCGGCCCAGGCCTGTCAGTGGTTCTATCTACTGCAGGCGGTACGGTGAGCGGCAACATCATTTCGGGTAGTGAGTACGTGCGTCTGCTCAAGAAAGATCTTGGGCGCATTGATGATGAAGATCTACGCGACGATCTTGTTGAATGGGCCGCGAGCTTGGCTCATGTGTTCAAAGAGTACGATGGCCCTGGCCCGTACTTCATCCATCTGACCAATGTTCGGATGGATATTGGTGGATCCATGAGGCTCATGCCCGGGCCTTGGCGGGGTAATCTGGCTCATGTCACTGGCATCACGCTCGCTTCTCTGACCTGATCCCATCGCAACATAAAGCCCGCCACCCGGCGGGCTTCTTATTTCTGGAGCCTCACCTATGGCATTGCCACCTCTCATGCTCGGCGGCGTGCCGATCGTGCTGCACGCCGGCGCGCCTGAAGAAAGCATCGATCCCATTGGCGGCAACAGCCTGCTGCGCATGAGCGGCGGGGCGGCGGTGAAGCAGCAGCACTGGAGCCGGTCGGCCGGCAGCATCAACGGCGCCGGCTGGATGCCACCGGGCCTGGACGGGCTGGATTACACCGGGCCGCTGGAGCTGCGCAGCACCAAGGTGCAGAACCAGGCGGGCGCCGGCCCGGCCTTCAACCTCGCCGGCACGCCGCGGCCGGACTATGCCCCGTGGGGCATGGCCCTGGTGGAGCGGGACTGGGTGGCCGTGCCGAGCAGCTACGAACCCGGCGAAGACGGCGCGCCGGGCGTACTGACCATCCCGCCAGTTCCTGGCGCCACGCTCTACATGGCCAGCTGGCTGCCGGTGTTTTCGGTGTTCGCCAACAAGCCCGGCGGGTCGCAGAGCGCGGCCACCGCCAACCACAGCTGGTCCATAACCTGGGAAGAGGCCTGACATGATCAACGGATCCCCGCTCAACAGCGGCCCGCTGAACACGCTTCGGGCCGGGGTGGCGCCGCAGCCAGAGCCGGAGTACCGGGTGCACGGCACCTCGTACGTGTGGCGGGTGCGGCTGATGATCGGCGGGGTGGACATGACGGCCATTCTCACTGGCCAGCTGGACGTCGACCGGGAAGAGGGCGCCGCCGCGGTGGCGGGCTTCAGCCTGTACCTGGCGCCCGGTCAGCCGGTGGTGCCCACGCAGTGGATCGGCAAGGCCGTGACGCTCGACTACATCAGCCGCGACCGCTACGGCGTGGTGACCGAAGCGCGCCTGTACACCGGCCTGCTCGAGCTGCCCACCTGGGACGCCACCACCCGCGTGCTGGGCTGCGAGTGCAGCGATCAGCGGCAGCAGCGCATCGAGGGCCTGACCCTGGAGCAGATCGACACGCTGTGC